CAGGGCGACGCCACGAGTGCTGGTGCCGTTGGACTTGTCCCAATAATAGATGCCGCCGTCGCGCACGTTGAAGAGTAGGTCTTCACCAAAGTTGTCGTGGCTCCAAATGCGAAGCTTAGAACCCTGCGCCAACAAGTTGGCTGCCGAGCCCCACGTGCCGCGGGACCATGTCCCCGCACCCCAGCCTGCACCCACAACCGTGGTGTCCAGACCGGTGTTGATTTGGTATGCGCCGACAACTGCCGCTCCGCCGTTGCCGCTGTCGCTTGTCGTCGCAAAAACCGGCGTGATGTTCAGGCCGCCAGACACCGTAATCGACGGAATGGTCGATACCGTGCGGGCAGTAATGTAATAGGTGTCCACATCCTCGACATGCTCGACCTGATATTCTTGGTTCAAGATGTCGGCTGTGATCTGATCGCCCAGCGTTACAGCCCCGGAAAACGTGACAAAGTCGTTGTCGTTACAGCCGTGCCCAATGTCGTTAACGATGATTGTCGCGCAAGTGACTGCGTCGCCGCTGGTGTGCGCCGTTGCCGTCGTATCAAACTGCGCTCGAAGGCAGTTCTCCAGATCGTTACCCGAAACGTTGGCGTAAAAAATAATTTCGGAGTTGATCTTGACGTAGCCGGTGCTTGGAAACCCGGTAGTTGACGACAGCGTGATTTCCGTGTCGTTAATCAGCACGTTGCCATTCAGCGTGTTGGCCGCAGCAGCGAACGTCACCGCTCCTGCCGCGGTTGTCTCACGAATAGGCGTGATGTCAGAGTAGCCGCCGCCCTCGTTGATGTAGTATTTCAGGTGCGTTCCCACACCCAGATACTGCTCACCAGCGAGAGCGACCCACGGATGCAATGCCCGGCAAGTGCCGAGAAAGGTGGTGCCAGAATACTTCTGCCAGCCACCAATCTTTTCCGGAAAGCCGAAGCGAAACCGGACCTTGTCACAGTCGTACCAACCACCTTCGTTGGTGTACGAGGTTACCTCACGGTTAATCCCGGGTCTGAACTGTAACTTGGTAAGTGGCATATCATCCGTTCACTACTTCGGGCTCTTCTGCTTTTTGGGCAAGCGAGCGAGTTAGCATGTCCACAAACGCTTCACGCCCGACCACTAGCTGATCCACATTGAACCGGGCGTTAGCCAGCTTGCGGTCCAAATCTTGGATATGGTTGACCATGGCGATTTGCTCATTGGTCAGGTCATCAACGTTGTGCGTTTCGCCGTTGACAGTGATGGTTTTCTTTTCATCTTTCGCCATCGTTTGTCTCCTTTAATGTTTCAGTTTATGCCCAAGGCATTCCGTCAGACTGCGTGTTTGCACGGTCAATCTGGCCTTGTACCTTAGCGGTACGGTCAGCTTCAACGCGGGCTTTGGCCTGCTCTGGGGTTTCATCCCCTTGTACAAGGCTTGCGTAAACCCATGCAAGCACATCGGCTTCCGTCAAGTCTGCGTAAGGAATGTAGCTGGGGGAGCTAGGATCAGGCTCACAACGGAGCTTGCCGCCTTCCGTAGCAGTGTAGGACGGCGTGCCGTCGCTTGCCGCTACGCAAGACCAATAGACGAGAATTACCCCGCCATCGGCGTCGTTATGCGTCATGTTGTTGACGCTCCAAGTACAAGTAATAGCCATGGTCTTTCTCCTTTTCTAGGCTAGTGGGTTAAGCATTCTCTAGCGCCGCGATGCGGGCTTCGAGAGTTTCGATTTTTGTGACGGCTTCTTGCAGGGCGGCTGTTAGCAATGGCACCAGTTTGGCTTGGTCTAAGCGTTGATACCCCTCGCCTTTCTCGCCAATTTCTGCATCTTTTTCACCGTGAACTGCTTCTGGAATTACATCCTGAACCTCATGCGCTAAGAAGCCATCAACAACCTGAGTTGATTCCATGCCCATTGGGTTGTTTTCAACCCAAGTAAATCGTTTTGGTAGAAGCTGCTTCAGGCGAGTGATGCCATCCGATAAAGAGGTCACGTTTTGTTTTAAGCGGTAATCGGAAGATACCGTAAAGGCCGAGGCCAACAAAGGAACAAAAGTCCCAGTCCCTTGACCCGAATAAAACCCATATTCTTGAATGGTGAAGCCGCTTGCAAGGTCATCGAAACCAAAATATATTTGGCTATTAGACGCAAGGTTATGAAAAATATTGACCTCATTATTGTCGTTAAGTAAACCATGATCTCCAGTTGCCAAAATGCCGCCGTTTACACCTAGTGTGTAAAATGAATTTACGGAACTTGTGCCAATCCCAACTAAGTTATTCCCCGCATCAACAAATAGCATGTGAGTGTTGCTGTCAGACTCGACGCGGAAGTCGGCGTTCAGGCTGTTTTCGTTAAAGATAATGTTAGTGTTGTTGATGGACATCAACAAATTGGTGCCGCCCTGATAATAACGGAGCGTGTCACCTATCATGTCGATGTCGCGCCAAGCAGTGTACGGGTCGATGGAAACAATCTTTGTTCCGAACGACTCGCCATGGGTAATGCCCAAACCGGAAGAGGAATTACCTTCCCCGTCTGCAACTAAGAACCACTTGTCCAAATCCCAGTAATCACCCGGGGTTGACCCAGTTGCACCGTCAACATTAACAACGAACGTGGTTTGCGGGGTCGCATTTCTAATCCCAACCGTGTCTGCACCAGCATCCACAAACAGCATGTGGGTGTTGCTGTCAGATTCGACGCGGAAGTCGTATGTGCTAAAACTGGCATCGTTAATTACCACATTACCATTGTGGCTCCATGTGCCAACGCTGTGAATAGTTTGACCTGTGCCGCCAGATGACGTGCCGCCGGAGCCGTCACCGTGTGCGTTGATATACAAGTCTGCCCAAGCTGATAAAGCTGAGTCATGGGCGTAAATACCAGTAGTTGACTGACTGCCAGATGTGTATGTCCCAAGCCATACAGCCCCGGCAGTGTCTGAACGAGAAACGACACGACCAGTCCATTGATTTGTCGTTACAGGCTGATAAACGTCTAGCTTTGTACCAGCGTTTGGTGTTCCGCCGATACCGACATTATCTTGGCTTGCATCTACGATAAACGCGTTTGCATTCGTGTCGCTCTCGACGCGGAAGTCAGAGTCGTAGCCTTGCTGATTGAAAACAACATTTCCAGCATAATCAACATCCAGCCAAGGACGCAATCCCGCGCCATTGTTTACAGAAAATTGATACTCGCCTCTGTTGACTTGTCCTGCACCTACATTAACTCTTGTTCTAGCAATCTCATAATCTGTGCCAGTGGCATTGTAGTATCTTATTTGGTGTGAATTGTTTCCAGACGAAATGTTGGTCGACACTAAAGCTAAATCTGAATAGGTTGAACCTTGAACAGCCAAACCTCCAGTGTTAACATAATTCGCAGGGGCTGATGTCCCCATCGCAACAGAATTAGCACTCGCATCAACAAACAGCGCATGGGTGTTGCTGTCAGACTCGACGCGGAAGTCTACGTCGTTGCCGGGGTCGTTGAAGACTGCTTCGGTGGTGCCGAGTGTCATACGAATCTTACCAGCTTGGTATGCTAGAAAAGATGTAGATGTCCCCCCCTGCAACAAAACGCCAGAAGTGCTATTACTAAATGTTCCAAACGTAATGGAATCTTGGTCATCCATTTTTAGGGTTGCACCATTGCCAAGCGTTACATCACCAGCAAAATAGTTCGCCGCAGTCCCTGACGCATAGATGTTCCACTTGTTCGTGCCAGAGGAAACCAGCGAGGTGATGCCGTAGTTGTTGGTGGCAGATGTTAAATCTGGAATGTACAAGCCATATTGATTGGTCGCTGATGACCCAGCGCCAAGAGTTACGTTGTTACTTCTAATTCCATATACTGAGCCAACATTAAACGATGCGGCTTCTGTACTGTTTGCAACCAAAAGACCATAAAGTGAAGTTGCTGTTGAATTAGCAGTGATGCTTGATTGGATAGCGACCTGCGATGTTTGTTGTAAACCGCTAGTTCTAATGTAAGCGGCAATACCACTATACGGGCTTCCCCCAATCGCCATATACCCATTCACCGTCACAGTGTCGGTGGAGGCGTCTCCAAGGGTGGTGTTGCCGGAGGCAGAAAGAGTCGTAAACGCACCTGATCCGGCGGTCGAAGCACCAATGTTGGTGCCGTCAATCGCACCGCCGCCAATGTCGACAGAGTTCGAGATAAACGACGTGATCGTCACAGCACCCGTGCTGTTCGCAATCGAACCTGCCGCAGTGCCGTCGTTGGCTTTGAGGTTGGTAATCTCAAGGTTCGTCGCATTAACGCCGTCGTCCTTGAGCAAAACACTGTCAATTGTCACACCGCTGCCCGCGGTAGTTTCGTTGACCGTATTGGTCGTAATCGCCTGACCGTTGTCAATAATCAGGTTATTTGCGCCAGACGTGTTGCCGTTGGCCAAAATCTCGGCCAGCGTATCGACCGTGCCGACTTGGCTGTCCACATACGCCTTGATCGACTGCTGTGTCGCAAGCTTCGTGGCGCTGTCTGAAGACATGTCGTCTTCGTCAAGAACGCCATCAACAGTCGTCGATGACGCGATGTTCAAGCTGGTGCTTGCCGTCAGCGTCGTAAAGGCACCAGTCGAGGCGCTAGAAGCACCCACAGTCGTGCCATCAATCGTTCCGCCGTTGATGTCAGCAGTCGTCGCAGTCAGCGAGGGGGTTTCAATGGCGGTTACACGAAGACGCGTAAAAACGTCCGTGGCAGTAGCAGTCGCGCCGCCACCGCTGAATTTGACAACCATGTCCACGCCCGCTGGAACTTCCAGATCGCGAGCTGCGTCATAGGTGCCTTGGAATAGGATTACCGAACGACTGCCAGACAGGCTGTTGCGGATGAAAACAATCTTTTCCGCGTCGTTCGGGGTAAGCTGGACATAAGCACTTGCGCCGAGGTCGCCCCCGTCAACAAACTCAATCCACTTGTTGCGGCCATCGGATACCGCGCCGTCGCTGATCGCCAGCGTGTTCGGAGAACCGGACGTGCCTGCGGAGGCAAGAGTGATTGTTACCGCACCGTTGATCGCCTGATCTAGGATGTCGAAGTTGATGTTTGTGGTGTCACCCCAAGTACCCGACTGTTCACCGGTTGCCGGTTTCTCGATACCGAGGTTAACTGTATAGGTGCTTGGCATCTGTTTATCCTCTACGCCGCTATTCGCGTCCAATTAGCATTCTGTGCTGGCGACTCCTCTGACCACGAAGGGCTTTGACTTGGTGTCGTACTACTATAACCCGGATTTTGATCTGGAACAATCCGGCCATATACAAGTACATCACCAACAAAAGTTGTCGCACTTACGCCTGTTACATACACGATAGCGTCAGCATTTGCCTCAACGCTACCAACTCGTCCGTTTGCCTGTACCCCGCCTACGTTGACGTTCTGGTCTGTCGTAACGGCTACAGAACCTACCGCGCCAGTACCAGCAATTCCAGTAACCGGCACATTGGCTTCACCATCAACATCAGCCTGACCTACTTGGCCAGTCGCTGCAATGCCGATTGGGTAAACGTTAGCTGCCGCAATGATTGAAACAGAGCCAACCGAACCCGTCGCCGCAATGCCTGTGACCGGAACATTCGCCTCGGCAACCACCGTAACGGTGCCAACCGCGCCAGTCCCAGCAACTCCCGTAACGTTAACGTTTGCATCTGCGGTGACCGTAACGGAGCCAACTGCTCCCGTCCCAGCCAGTCCGGTGGGGTAGACGTTTGCGTCAGCAGTAACGCTGACGGTTCCGACTTGGCCTGTCCCGGCAACCCCGGTGACGTCTACATTGGCCTCGCCGATGACGCTGACAGAGCCAACCTGACCCGTGCCAGCAACTCCCGTGACCGATACGTTGGCTTCTGCAACTACCGTTACCGAGCCAACACTACCCGTCGCTGCTATCCCAGTAACCGGTGCGTTTGCTTCCGCAACAACAGTTACCGAGCCAACAGAGCCCGTGAGTAGCGGGAAACCGCTCTGGGACCACGGGCCTTCGCCCCAACCAGAGCGGCCCCAGCCGCCGATTGGAACGATGACATCAGCCATTACGCTATCCGAATAATTGCATTACTTGCGTCTGCGGTCGGAAACACAATGGTGAAGTCACCAGCAGTGGAGGTTTTGTCTCCACCGAAATCCAATACCACAACAGCCGGATTGGATACCGAAATCGAAGTGGTGTTAGGAGTGGTGTTGTAAATCAACGCGCCGCGAGCAGTAATCGTTGCAGTAGTGAAGGTTTCGTCTGCAAAATCGGTGAAAGCAGTGGTGCCCGAAGTCGTCGGGTTTACGTTGGTCAGAGCCTGACCGCCCGCCGAATAGCCGGTTCCGCTGGTTTCGTTCGTCGCAGAATACGCAGTCGTCGACGCATCTAGCGTCGCAGAGCTGGTATAAAGCGCGATGTTGAATGTGTCGCCCGTCGATACGTCAAAATCGTGTACACCATAAAGAAGCTCGTTCTTGAAGGATGTACACATGTAGTTTCCTGAGAAAGCCATGTCACAGTCTCCTTATAAGTTCAGCAAGCTCCTTGTGGCCTGCGTCGGTTAGCGCGTTGTACACAGTTGTTCTATCACTTTTTATCGCTTCGCGCATATAAAATTCCAAGACTTTTAAAAGCTGCTTGCGAAAGGCATGTGCCTGTGCCCGAATAGCAGGGTTCGCGTCGTCGCTAATGGATATGATTTTATCCGCAGCGCGGTGCGCGATTTCCTCTGGGGTAAACCCGCGGCCACTGGTGGTGTGTACTTCCACCTGAAACCCCGGATTAACATTCATCTCTAGTGCCGGAAAACTCATTGTTTAGGCCTCACTACCATCCCGGTACGATACTCGTCCGTGACTTCCTTCGATTCGCCAAACATCTTCAGACCGGCAATTGCTTCAGCAAAACGTTTTTCATACTGTTGCATTATATCGGGTTCGCCCTTCATGTAGATATAGGCTTCAATCAAGCTGCCGTACAGAAGCGCAATTTGAGCGTTTTCACTCAACCAAGTAGTGCCACTGCCGCCAGCTTGGGTCAAACTCAACGGACGATAGAAGTAATGCAGCTCAACCGCATACGCACTGTCCGGCGTGGGGCCCAAAATGAAGTTATCAATGTCAAATACCGCGTAATACCGCGGATTTCCGGTCGTAGCACCGTTGGGATTAAACGATTGCACGAAATCGGGGTCTTTAAAGTCCAAAAACACCTGATTTGAGCTGCCGTCCGTGAAAGACAGCGAAAACGGAGCCAAAAAGTCGCTCGGACACGCCAAATACTTGTTCGACGCCGACATATTCCCGCTTACGTTCTTGCGGAACAGGCTTAACTGCACATTTTTAAGGATGCGCTCCTCGGCCTGCACGATAAACACAGGAATATTGTTCACAAACGACGTTTCGTCGTACTGCGTATAGTCCTGAATGGCCTGTGTTAGCTGATCGTATGTAAAGCTCATGTCACCACCGTCACTTGGCCAACCTGACCGAAGCCTTGGGCCGGTTTCAGGTTAGGATTTTCAACGAGAGGCACCCCAACAAAGACGTCTAGGGGCTCAATACGGTCAGGACGCGCATTTTGCAGAGCTTCCGGGTCTACGACTTTGCGAAAAGGCCCTAATTGCGGATGCTTTGGCTCAAATTCATCTGGACCCACGAGCATTCCAGTCCATTCGCGCTTCATTAGCCTGTAAGGATAACGTTGGCCCGAACGGTCCGAGATTGCCCATGAATTTTTGCCAGATGCAAATTTCGCCATCGTCAAACCCTGTAATATTCGTAGTTCGGAGCGACGTTGAACGACGACCGATCACGATCTTCCGTCGCGGCACGTTCAAACTCTTCTTCGTACACGGCTTTCAATAGCTGCACACGGTTCGGAGCCCGCTTCAAAGCGAGGTAATAGGCTAGACCCGCCGCCAGACAGGGATAAAACCGGAAAGGCAGGTCCATGGTGTTGGTGTAGATGTCCGCATCATCCATTCTGGTCAATGCGTCGTATATGATTAAGTCAGTCGAGTTGTCTGGAACCGGCCAAACCTTCAAATTTGGCGTAATTTGACGGTCCAAGAAGAACTGATTTGCGCGGCTTTGCTGCGTTTTATTCGGAATCGTCAGGTAACCATCTCGGCTCAATCGTTCCATCGAATAATCTGTGCCATTTCGGCGGCAAACTACCGACAAAACGTCGATCACATCGTTTCCGAGGTCGTATTGGCCGTCACCCTGCGTAACTGTGATCGTCCGCTGCTTGATCGTCCACTGATTTAGACCGCGGTTAGCCCAATCTGCCAGCAACAAGTTGAGCGAACGCTTTGCCGTCTTGAGGTCGTAGCCCGTGCGGACTTCCAGCCCACAACGTTCAAACGCCTCCTCAACATATTCGGCGACGTCTAGCTCAAAATCCTTGCTGCCAGATGTTGTCATGACCGTTTCCTACTCTTTTTGGCAGTCTTTGCCGACTGCTTAAACGCTTTGGCCGTCGGCGCACCCTTGGTGCCCGGCTTACGCATTTTTTCGCCAGACCCCGCCGCAATGCGCTTACGCTTTGCGTGGATGTTGGCGTATAGTCCTTGCTTGGCCATTACGCATTACGCACGGCGCATGAGGTTTTCACCGCAGCTCCGCCCTTACGCATCTTTTTGACCATGCCGCCACCGCGCATCTTTTTAACCATGCCGCCGCCGCGCATCTTTTTAACAGCGCCGCCAGTCTTCATCTTGTTGACCATGCCGCCGCCGCGCATTTTTTTAGGTTTCATCGCCATTTTTCAGTCTCCTGTAAAGCCGTTGACGTTTTTCGAAGATGTCTTGGGCGTTATATTGGCCATTATATTTATCATAATAGCCTTTTTTATCTAGCTTGTCTGCGGCTTCCTGTAGCTTGGACAAACGCTGGACAAAAATCATTGCGTATTCCGCATCAATCTGCGGCTCAAACCCGTGTTCAACTTCGCTGACAAACTCGCTTTCCTCGTCATGCGGATGAAACCCCATAACCCAAATATCACGGTCAACGAACATTCCATCAGCGATGACGTCATTTATTTCGTCGAGATAAGTGTGAAACTGGTCAGGGTCTTCATCAAACTTGAAGTCAACAATGATCGCGAGGTCGAAGTTGTCATCGAACTGCGAAATAGTGTTGTATAACGCCTGTTTGTTATCCTCATACTTGAAGATGACAGACACGCGGCCATCTAGCCAAGCTTGTCTAGCGTAAGGACACGGGGGAAGATTGTTGAAGTAGGGATTTGCTTTTTCCAAGACCGTAGAAGACCAGTCCACCAGCTCGTGATAAACTGATTTTTCAACTTCTAACGATGGTCTAAGGAAAGCAACGCTCATCAAACTCCCCAGAATTTATGGACGAGGGGAGCCACAAGAATAAGGATGGCTAAACCCCAGATTTTGATGTCCAACCGATCTAACGCCGACTTTTGTTCTGAAAGCTTTTCTTCGATTCGCTGATAGCGCAAATTGCACTCCGCCTCGTGCTTCTCTAATTTAGCTAAAACTTCTTCTACGCGCATTTCGTCCTCACCACGCTTTACAGGACCAGTAACGGGCACTGAACTTGTCTTTTGCAGTGTCGCACGAGTGACGCGCTCTAAAGTTCTTTCGACGTCCCGGTTGATCCTTTTTAATTGCCATGTTCGGATCGCCGAAACGAACCAGCTTAACGTCAGACCCCTTCTTAGCGAGGACCGCACTTTTTTTGGCTTTACCGGGGGTACGTTTAGGTTTGTTAAATCCTGCAAATGTCTCTCCCCGATAACTCAATCTACCTGACGGCAACCTTTTTACGTCTTTTGTCGTCGCCATAAGATTGTCCCCTAGCTGTAAAAGATGGTTATCGCCGTGATGTTGGTGAAGACGCTTACATACAAATCGTTGGTAAACAGACAGCCATCATCAGGGATGTTTACAGAGTGGGAATCAGATGCCAAAAAGTCGATGTCGAGAACAGTTGCGCCACCGTTACCGTCTGTAAGCGTCAAACGACCAGCGCCTGCCCCAGTCAACACCTGCACCTGACGAAGACGGTTGCGACCAATACTGGCCGCTCCTGTCCCAGTCAGACGTTTTGTTTTTACGTCTGAATTAGCCATTAGCTTTTCTCCTTGGTCGCTTTTTTAGGAGCAGCTTTTTCCACCTCTTTTTTCAGAGGCTTGCCATCCTTGTCGAGACCGCGGGCTGCCAATTCTTCTTCAGAAGGTGCCTTAAAACGATTGCTCATAGCTCACCTCCTTACGATGATGCGATAGTGCCGCCAGTGTCAGAACGCTTCCAGTTGGTGCCGTCAGAGAACGCCAAAATAGCGGAACCTGCTGCGCCGTCAGAAACATACACAAGCGTACCCGCGCCAGCAGAAGAAGCAGACGGAGCAGTAGCAACAGTGTAGGTGGGAACTTTGATGTCGCCGATGAAACCGTTATCGGAAGTCACGGGACCAGAGAAGGTAGTATTTGCCATGTGTCACCTCTTGCACAAGGATTCGCCTCGTAGTCTGTGCAATGTCAGGCGGGCTGGTGCCTGTCTACGAAGCTAATATGTTAAGCCCTGCTCGAATAATAACATATGTTCGCAAAAAAGAAAGGGGGCTCTTTCGAGCCCCCTCAAGTGCAGTTTCAGGGAGGATGGATCGTCGTGACCCAAGTCCCTTATACCATACTTTAAGCTGCGCCGGGAGTACCGAAAACGCAACGCCAGTCGGACACGCCGAAGGAGTAACGCTCACGGGCCTTGAAGCGCATGTTACCGGTGTCAAAGTCACCTTCCATTGCCGTTTTGATCGGCGAACGGTTGAAGTATTTGAAACCGTTAGGTGCATCAGTCTTGATGAAGAATGCGTCGGTGTCGGTGAGGAAGTGGTTAACCACCGCACCTTCAGGAAGCATACCCATAGACTTCATTGCGTTCAGATCATTGTCTGCGGTGCCAGAGCGCAGGTTCGAGTTGATAACTCGCTCTGCGATGAACTGAAGCTCTTTCGGAATGATGAGCTTCATGCCGCGAACAGCAATCTTCAGACCGCGCTCGTCAGTCAGACCAGCAATGTCGATCAGCATCTGCTCAAGCGAAGTTTCGTTGAGGTCCGCTGCGGTCGCCAGAATGTTGGTCTGGTTACCCGACAGAGATGGGTGAGCGTTCGAGCAAAGTGCTGCACCGTCGCCAATCGCAGAAGCACCACCCGTGAACGCATTGTTCAGGATAGCAGCAGCTTTGATCTGCTTGGTCTGGGCCATAGAACGGGCCAGAGCCTTGGTGTAGCGCGAGGCCAGACGATCATAAAGGTTATCTTCGATAGCCTCT